AAGAACAAAATCAAAGACCGCAGCGCCAGAAGTGCCGCTGTTAGTAACGCTCGCAGTTCCAGAGTTATCAACAGAAGTCGTCGTCCCAAGAGCAATGGTTGCAGCTGCACCCGTAGGGCCTTGAGCGCCTGTCGCACCAGTATCTCCTGTCGCTCCCTGCGGACCTGTCGGTCCTGTCGCTCCCTGCGTGCCAGTCGCACCCTTCTGCGCCAACGTCTGCCAGTTCGTGTTGGAGGCGCCTACAGACGGGAGAGCGTTGCCCGTGTTCGAACTGGTGCGGGACACGAACGTGTTGCCGTTGCCGTCGGCAACGACATCACCAATGTCGTAAGTCGTTCCCGAGCTGTAGACGCCGACGTAGTCAGGCCCGCCCGAAATGTTGACCTGAACTGAAGGCTCGTCAGAGTTCAGGTTGTACTGACGGTCTACCCAGTTACCCATTTTCAGCGTGCCATTCTAGATGGTCGTCTTGACGACGGCGGACTTCCTTCACGTCGTCCCGCACTTCACAGATGCGATCCGAAATGTCATCCAGCCGCCGCAGATTAGCGGCGTGCTGGTCAGAGTTTTCTTTGCGGAACCTTGAAGCGAACACGGCAAACAGCCCTGTTACCAGAGCTGCTCCTGTTCCTCCGAAGATTGCTGCCCATTCAGCCATGTCATCTGGTTCCTACGCGTAATCCAAAGTGACAGTAAGAAGTGGATGCTTGGATGTGTCTGACACGTTTTGACCAAAGAACCACATGTAGCTTTGGTCTTCCGAAGCGCCAGAGTTGTTCAACCCCGAGTTGACGTTAGTGACCGCAAGAGTGCCAGTTAAAGCCAGTTCGTCAATAATGTCTTGGTCTAGGTCAATGGTAATGCTTGACCCTCGTGCCAACCCAACTACTGACTGCGCGCCAGTAGCTTTCGAAAAATCAACATCAGCAGGGTCTGGGGCAGCATCGCCCGTATTCCCGTTGTATGGCGAAATGTAGATGCTTCCAGAGCTAGGATTGGCCGACCCATGGGTCACAGTGTCTCGGGTCAGCTTGAGAGTTGCAGACGTGACCACAGGACGAGTTTGCATTTTGGTAGCCAACAACTCAGGGTCTTCGTTGGGATTCGTAGCAAACAAAAACTCCATTAGGCCGTAGTACCGCTTCGTGTTGCCGCCTAGATAGTACCTGCCGCACGCAATCGTTCTCGTGCCTGCCGAACCACCAGCAGGACCGTTGGAGCTGGTGCCCCAACTGGTTCCACGAGCAAATCGAGATGGGTAGGGATCAAACCCGTTGAGTCCCAACGTGTACGTCACAGGGTCAGACTTCTGGTAGCCCTTGTGCCAAGCGCCGCCGTTCCTGATCCAAACCTCTTGGGCTTCTTTCCAACCGCTGTTGTAGACGTAGATGCCTTTGGCGGGATCGGCTTGCCGCCAGGAACCGCCATCTCGGATGTAAAACTCCATAGCAGTTCCGATCAGTACCAGATGTGAATGTCGCCGTCGTTGGGTGACGGATGCACCGAGGATGACGGTGTGCCAGATCCAGAACCCGTAGTGATGTTGTAGGTGGCGCTGGACCCTGATCCGAAGCCGTACACTTGGTTGTAACGGGCGATCTCGGTGTCAATGTAGGCCTTGTCGACAATGCCGCTGGTAATCTTGGCCCCAGACAAACTCGGAATACGGTCGACGTGGAACGTGCCTGCCGTAATCTTGTTGGCGTTCAAGTTTGGGATGTCGGCAGCTTCCAAAGCCGCCGACAACGTCAATGAGACATCTCCGCTGCCATCAATGCTGACACTGCCCGTCATGTCGCCGTCAACCGTCAAAGTCCGAGCATTCAACCATTCAGAAGCAGTAGCAGCGTTGCCCGTGCATGACCCCGAACTGCCCGTAACGTTACCAGTCACGTTGCCCGTGAAACCGCCTGCAGCCGTCACCGCACCCGTAGTCGAAAACGCATTCGCCGTAACAGTCCCCGTCGCCGTCAACGCCGCAAACGAAGAAGTGCCCGTAGCCACAAGACTCGTGAAAGACTCATTGCCGCTCAGCACCTGATTAATCAGGTTCTCAACGTTCGTAAAGTTTGAGTTCATGTCGCTGGCAATAATCGCATCACCAGCAGCAAACGTGTTTCTAGCCAAAGTAGCCATCAGCGCATCCTTCGTGATATGTACGGGAACGCAAGCCCGTTAACTTCCCAAGTAGCGTTCTGCAACGTCGGACCAACGATCTTCACGCAGATCGAAGCCGCCGTGCCGCCAGTCCCCAACTTCTTAACATCGACAGGAGCGTTGCCGCCAAACGTCGCCCAAGTACCGTTACCCAACGTGCCCGCAGCGTTCTGATACGTCGTCGTGCCTGCCGCATCAGCAGCCCACGTCGACGTAGAACCGCCACGCCCCTCAACTCTCGTCGTGTACTGCCTGCGTTCCGTAGCAGGATCGTAATCGTGAAACACGTCCAGACCCAGATCAACAGTCTGCTCACTTGCCATAATCAAACGAATCTGGCCCCAACGCTTCTTAACAATCGGGTTCTTCGTCTTGACCCAAGCAGTTCTAAAGTACGACGGAATGTTCGTCGTCTCATAGTTGCCGCTGACCGAATCGTAGGTGTACCTGTCGCCAGCAAAGTCAGAGTTATCGATCGACACGACACGCCCAGTGTTCGCCACGCAAGCGCCGTACAAGACCGCCTCAGCGTTCGGTGGCTGATGAGCATGCAGCACCAAAGCATCAACATCCCACAGCACCCAAGCATTCGTTGTCGGGTCATAAACAAACACGCGCTGCTCAAGAGCGTTTGTGTCAGGGTTGTTGTATCGGACAGTCACATACAGCTTGTTGTTCGCCCAAGCCAACTGTGGTGCTTCGCTGAAACTGATACGTCCGTCATCAATCGCAGGCTGCAGCTTCTCAAACAGCCAGATCGTATTGTCGCCGTTGTACAAATACACGCCCTTGCGGTCGTGCCAGAAGAACACGCCATACGGCGTAGACACGGGGCTAGACAGCGGCATAGACCCGACAGTTTCAGAAATCGGCACCAACTGGAACGTGTCAGCATCAAAGCCGAACAGCGCATACATAGAGTTTGACTTGAAGATCACCAGACGGTCGTTGTGGCCGACGATCCCAGTGATGTAGTCGCCGCCCTCGCCCTTGCCAATGTCGATGAAATCTAGATCGTTCCACTGGGTCGGCAGGTTGGCATGCGAGAACCTGATGCGGTTCTTCTCGGCAGTGCCCCCTTCTACCGTGTTCCCGACCCATGCAAAGTTGTTCCAGTGCTCAACGTATTGAGCGATCGGGAAGTTACCAGGGCTACCATCCAAAGTTGTGCCCAGGTTCGTGAAGCTCGTGCCGTTGTAATAGAACGACGTGACATCGCCCGACACGGCGTACGCAACGTTGTTGATCGTCACGCCGTAAGTGCGAGAACCATCACTACGAGCCGTAATGGTGCTCGCCCCTGTCGAATCGAAATCAACGCCGCTGTAAACAGCAACAGTCGTGCCGTAGTTCACCAGCACTTTGGAAGTGCCGTCGTCGTTGTGATACGACCAAATGCCTTTAACGTTGCTTGGCAACGCAGTCTGCGCCAACGTCTTGACACCGTCACGCAGCAGAATGCCGCCCCTAGCGTCCACGTTGACATTCAACAAATCAGGAGACTCGTTCAGCTCCAAATCAAACACGTCAGTTCGGTAGTTCAACCCGCCTCGGAAATCATCCAGGCTGATCAGGCTGTAGCCATTACCTGCCATAACAGCCCCTAGAAGATCACGCCGTTAGAGTTCTCGTACCGCTTGGGATACACGAAATCGTTGACGTTGCGCTGCCGCCGATTCAACATCATCGGCTGCGGCGCAGGAGTATCAGCAAACCGACGAGCCAAGTTATCTAGCTCCACTTGGAACAGGCGGTCGTACTGCGCCGCCATCATCGGGTCTTCCTGCTGCATGTACGCCTTCGAAGCTGCATACATCGACAACAAAGGATGAAACGGCGCAGGCAAATCAGGATAAACGTTTACATCTGACGGCGACCCGTCCATCGTGTCAGGAAAGTCAGTCGGGTTCCTGATGCCACGCACATAAATTGTTTCGACGCTACTCGGCGTCGGATACAACCGAACCGTGTCATCCCACCAAGACCAATGCGTCGGGCTACCACTGCCCGACGTGTTCAGCGGATAGTTGTAATCGGCCAGATCCCGCCCCACATACTGACAGATCTGATCGTCAGTCCGCAGCGAAAAGATCTCACGCATCCCCTGCGTGATCCCAGTTCCCACTGCAGACAGCGTGTAATCAGACTGGTCTGCGACCGTAGAAAACGTGGTCGAAACCTCAAAGACAGGCCAACGCTTCTCGCTGTAAACGATTGCGTCAAACCCCTGAGCAATAAACGTGTCCAACACCGAGTTCGGGATGTCTCCCTCGGCAATGTCCAGCATGCCTTGGACCTGACTTCGAATCTGCGCCAAGGTCATTCTGCTCATGGTTTACCCAGCTTCTCTATGAAACACACACAGCGATGACCCCTCCAAGGGGCGGCCCTTGCATGGATCACCGTTCTTCTTTGTAGCCGAACAACCCGTCGGCTCTTCCACACCAGTAAACACAGGCTGCATCGCTTGCACGTTGCGGCCTGCTACATAACTCGGGACTTTCACATCGGCAGAAATGCCATCGTGTGGTTGCCCAGCAGGGCGAACGTTAGTTCCGTAACCGATTGCGAGTTCTCGTCCCATAAATCCTCGTAGGTAGCGGGGGAGGGGCCGTATGCCCCTCCCCAACTATTGCCTATCAGGCAGCGTCACCAATGTCGTCAAGCACACCCTGGCGAGCACGGTTGCTAATCGTAAGCTGGCCGTAGCACAGGATCTGCGAGAACACCGAGTCCTGGTTGGTGGGCCGCACAAACGGAGTGGGCTTGAACCAGACATCGGAGTGACCGACGAGCGACAGGTACTTGGTGTTAAGCATGTACATGCGGCCCGAGCCAGCGGTGGTGCCAGCAGGGATGTCATCATCGAACACGACAGGGGCGCCCTTGAACATGAGGTTCTGGAAGCCCGAGTTCGCCATGTCGGTGTCGGTGTAGCGGACGTTGCTGGTAAGCAGCGCCTCGTACGCCTCGTAGCCGAGCTGGCTGGTCATGATGATGGTCGGCTGGTCGTTACCCACCGAAACGGTGTTGTACAGCGAACCCATAGCGTTGAGCGACAGGTTGGCTTCCGCATGGTCGGTAACGGTCGAACGCCACCAAGCGTTGTCACCGTCGGTAGCGTCAATGCCACCGATGGTGCCAACAGCGCTGACAAGGTTGTTGATGCCGTTCCAGTCCTTGCCGCTGTTGCCAGTACCGTCAGCGAACAGCATGGAGTTCATGTTGCTGATCACGGTTTCCTGAGCCTGGAAGATCTTGCCTTCCAGCAGGTCAATGATCTGCTCTTCGCCGCTGTTCTTGGCTTCTTCGATGCCGCTGATCGTCACGGTCACTGCGTACTGGCCCCAGTCGTACTCGGCGGCGGTCATGCCGTCCGAAGCGGTGGTAGCAATAGTGTCAGTGCCCGAGTAAGACGAAGCGGTAGCGTTGGTCTTGCCGAGGACGGGAACAACGATCTTCGCACCGCCACCGACACGACGCATGGTCTGACCGTTGGTCAGTGCGTAGAACAGCGGACGCGCACCGAAGATGTTGTCGGTAAGCTTGGGGACATAGTTTTTCAGCGTCGTTGAGAGAATCTCATCGAAGCTGGAGTTGCCGAAAGCCATGATGGCTCCTTAGTGAATCAAGTGGTCATTTGCTTCTTTGCAAGAGCAAAGGCTTCACGAAGAGAAGTCACCTTGGTATCAGACACTTCAGGCTGGGTTCCCGCCTGGGTTGACCCGCCAGGAGCTACTACCGACGCATCCCGCTTCTTCTCCGTAATGTCCTGATCTTGCCGCAGCTTGTCTGCGGTGGACTTCACGTCGTTGAATTGCCAATGCGTGTACGCCGCTTCAAGATTCGTAATCTTGTTCGTCACGGCGTGGTGTAGAAGATCCTGTTTGTCGAAGTCTCCGTACCGTTCCTTCAGTCGATCTACTTCTTTGTCTACTTGCTGGAGACGGGCAGCTCGCTCCTGCGATTCGATCTTGCGCTCAAGCTCAGCCAACTTCTTGTCAGAAGGGTCCATGTCATCCCAGCCAGACTCTTCTGTCTGACCAGAACTCATGTTGATACCAAATGTCTGAGCCAAAGTCCCAAGAGTCCCCTCTGGATCACTCTCCAGAGCAGACACGATTGCTTCGGCTTGCTGCAAACGTTCCCGTTCGGTGGCTACCTCTTGCGTCTTACGGGTGTAATCCGCTTGGCGCTGGTAACCCTTTTGAAGCTCATCCAGGGTGACCTGATGCTCCTCGCCGTCAATCTTGACGGTGTAAGCAGGTTCCTGACTTGCCTCTGCTGAAACTTCCGAGGTGTCCACGGACGTGGGTTCAGTTGCTTCGGTTTCTTCGGACACTATGATCCTCCTAAGGAATCTTCGAAAAGGTGTTCCTAAGACTAATGTGAACTATGTCCCACTACAGGGACGGTAGCTCCATGCCCATCTGCCCCTGAAGCTGCGCTAGCAACTCAGGAGGCACCCCTCCAGTTGGAGCGAACGCTCCACCTGGGGCCTGAGGGACTGGTGCGCCGCCCATTCCAGGCGGCATTGGTGCTCCTTGCGGGGGCACTGGACCGCCACCAGGCTCTTGGCCTGGTTGCGGCTGCGGTGCTTGTCCCATAAGGAAATTGTCGGGGTCTTTAATCCCAAAACCATCTTCCAGAACGTGCCGTGCCAACGCTGCAGGATCAATAACCGACCCCACCAGCGGCGCAACAGCGTTCAACAACGAAACAGCCTGCTGGCGACGAATCGTGTCGTTCATCGGCTGCGTAGAACCAGCCTGCACAACAAAATCGTACTCGCCAACAATCTCTTCACGCCCGTACGGAATAAACAAGTCTTCGCCGCCTGCATCAGCCACTCGGGCCATCGCTTCGCCCGTCATAAACTGCTGCAGAAGCTGCACAACCCTCTTCGCTACCTGAGCAATGCTGATCTCAACGATCGCCAGCTTGTCAGCCGCACGAGCGTTCGCAGCATCCGCAATGATCGACGCTTCCGTAGCGGTACGTCGAATCTCGGGCATAGCGCCACGGGCATACTCCGAAACACCCGACACCGTGTTGATGTCGTTCGCAATAATGTTGGAGTAGTTGTAGATCTCTGCCGACAGCGGAACCTGCGGCAACGGCATCACGACCTGATCCAACGGCTTGTTCTCGTCAATAACAGGCACAAAGCGTCCGTCGTCTTCAGACTCCAACGCTTCACGGCCTGCAGGCCCAAACGAGCGTTCGTGATACAGATACTTCCGTGCGTACCGTTTACGATCGTTCATCAACTGGCTACGAGTCTTGTCCAGCTCAAGCTGCAACGGTTCGATCGCCTCTAGATCACCCATCGGGTAGAAGTGATCGGGAATGTCGTAGTTCCGCAGCATGACGAACGGATGGCCGTATGCGTACGGCATTGCGACGGGGTCCACAAGGAACTCATCAGCATCGTCGGCATACACAGACAACGTGTTGTCCATGATGTCGTAGTATTCCCAGAGGACGACTTGGTCTTCCAGATACTGAACTTTGTCGTCGTTGGGGTTCTCATTGTAGATGTCACGGCTGTAGTTAGCGATCAGCTTCTTGCGGGCTGACGGCTTGTAGCGCCGATCCTTCTCTACTTCCTCTAGTGGCCGCACAATCCGCTGTGCGATCCAACGTGCGTCTTCCATGCAGGTCGCTGCAGGGTCGACGTAAACGTCATAGACACTAATTCGTTCTACAAACGGCTGATCTTCAACAATCCGCATCTCTGTAGAAGGAATACTGGCGACGATGTCGTCAAACGACGGCGGTTCGACACCATCCATGAAGCTTTCGATAGCAATCTGATCGATCTCGTTCATGGCCGAGTTGATCATTTCTTCTCGGGCAAGTTCCCCGATGCTCTGTTCCTGCTCTACGAACTTCCAACCCACCTTGAGCCAGCCGTGCCCAAAGACCAGAAAGTCTTTGACAGCCCGACGGAACGGGGTGCGAAAGTCGTGGTGCTTCCACAGGTGGTTAACCACGGCTTCTACAAACATGGCCCGTTTGGCGTCTTCAGGCTTGTTCGCCTGAACAACAACCTTGGGGTAGTTCACGGCTACGGAAGGCGCAATGACGTTGATTGTTGAAAACGCAAGGTTTACAGCGATCAGGTCGCCGCTGTCTTGCATGTATTCAGGAAAGTGCTGTCCACGGTACAGATCCGACAGGCGCATCCAGTTGTCGTCAAACTGTTCATCTTGACGCCAACGTTGACACTTGTCGACTCTGTCTTGGTACTGCTCCAACCTGTCACGGCGCGACTTCCGAGCCATGTCAAACCCTCTCTATGTTGCGCCCCTGAGACTGAGCCTCTGCAACCAC